ATAAGCAGAGCCGCCTTGCGAGAGGTATTGGATTGGATCGTATCTTTTCATCTTAATCGAAACGCAGAACATTCACGGCAGGGAAGGGCTTCGCCCTCCCTGCGTAGTGGTGTTGCCCGGATCGCTCCGGTCGCTTCGCTCTCTCCGCTCTCCGGTGCCCCCACACGCGTGACACCCGATAGGGTGGGTCGCATGTGATGAGTGTCGCATTACCCATCCCGTGCCTTTGCACGAGGGGCACCTCCGTCCGGGCAACGGCGGCGGTGAGGTGGGCTCTCCACTCTCTGGTTCGGTTTTCGGTGAGGTATTCATTTCAAATCTAGTTCGGTCGCGACCGGGCAACACACAGTGGAGAGCAAGCCCCCTTTCAGGGGGCCACCTCACCGCCGCCGTTCGGCTCAAAAATTCAAAATCCTGTCGAGTAGCCAGCCCAAAAAAAGCAAGATCGCCAAACCGGCCCAATATCCGGCATCCCATTTGGCCCGTTTCAATTCCGAAGCGATTGCGAACCTTTGAAATCCGGCTTGCTCATAACTCAAATCGAAATATTCAGGAGAGTATTGCAGCCATTCTTCAACCGAAGCAGCAGTAACCTTTGCTAGCTCCTCCGCACGCCTGACGCGATCCGCCCCGTGCATTTCGACCAGCCGCCCGCGCTTCGCTTGATGGAACTTTTTCAAATCCCCCATTGAAAAAATAAATGCGTTTTTATGTTTCATATAATTAAGCCTTTTGAAAAGCGGGTGGAGTGGGTGCTGATGGGACAAATTCACGGGTGTTCGGGCAAAGAATCGCGTCGATTTTGTCACGGAGAATCATCAAGTGTTTCATCGCAAAACAAAAGGCTTCGGGACTGTCTGGCGTCTCCCAGCAGTCGATTTCCTCGTTGATAGCTTCTCGGGCTTCACGCGGGAGTTTTTCTTGTGGGATCATACGCCGCACATTCCTTCGCACTCGTTTTGCATTGTGTTCCATAGTTGCATCTGGTTTTCGTCGGGGTCGCGCAGGTCCACTTGCTCCAGTGGCACACGGGACGGGTGGAGGTAGGGAACGCCGCGCATGTTGTCGGTTTGCGATTTTGCGGCCTGTAAGTCTTTCTCAAACTTGATGGCGCGTGCGAACTCCTGCGGTTCCTCGTCCCGTAGCCGTCGCCATTCACGATTTCCGTGATAAGGACAATACACGCAAGCGGACCTTGGTGGCTTCGGGTAGCCTTTCACTTCCATCCATTCCAAACATTGCTGCCGCCGCATCTTGCGCTCGATAAGCGGGAAGCGGTGTTGCACCCACGGTTCCCGGCTGTTCTTCATTCGCTGGATTTCGTCGTAGCTTATTCCAATCCAGCTTGTGACCGTGCATTCTTTTTGTGCCCGCTTGATTCCGGCAAGTTTTCGCTGGGCCGACAGAAGCGGTAAGAGCTTGTAGTCGTATGTGCAAGCTCGCCCCATGTGCCCTGCTGTGCCGTCCGGTTCCAACGTGTATGCCGGAATCAGGCTTTTTGCCCATTGCCCCGTTCCGTCTTTCCTCTGGCGGATCGTCAGCGCAACCTCAGTGAGATTGCCTTTGCTCACGCGATGCACCGGGAAGGGCAGTTGCTTTTCCAGCCAGTCGAGCCAGCGATAGACGCTCTCCGGTTCTGCCTGCGTGTCCGCGAAGATTGCGGCATCCGGCATCGGGCCGATTTCGCCATGCGCGGCCATGAGTGCCAGTGTTGAGGATTGCACCCCTGCCCCGAGAGACAGGAAGTTGTATTTGGTCGCCGGTGGTGGATCAAAAAGCCCGAACAAGGCGCTGGACCTAATGCCCACCGCGTCGGCGGTTTCAGTGGATTCGGAGTCTGTTGGCGCGGTGGTCATAGGTCAGCTTGGGTGTTTGCGGAGAGATCAATAATCTGATTCTCGCCCGGGTGATTTGTCTCAAAGGCAGTTGGATTCCGCTCCATGCACTCGATCATTTGCCACGCCTCAAACCGAGCTTGGTCCTCAGTCCAAAAACTTATAGCGCCGATCAACCGTCCTCCGTTGGTATATTCCAGCGTCGGATGCCATCCGCCAGCCTTGCGTGTAGCGGTTCCTTTTTGTGGGTTATTGTTCATAGTATTCTCTGGTGTTTAGTTCGCAAATACCGTTAATCAAAAAGGGATTGAAGAGTCATCCTCAATGGAAACAATCACGGAGCTTTCCTGTCTGGTTGGCGCAGGAGTCGGCCCCTTAGTTCCAACTTCCTTCCAGTTGCCGATGATCGGCCCTTTCTCTCCTGCCATGCGGCGCTCCTTGCCCAAGTCTTGAGTCACGAAGCCATCGTTCTCGAATTGGTCTGGCCCGTCTTTGTTATCAAAGAAGACCAGGCTCAGGTATTTGCCGTTTTTGCCTTCGTAAAGGGCGGTCTTGTCGATCTTGGTTACGTTGATGTTTGCTGTTCTCATTTTTGTTTGGGGTAAAAAGTCGTTGTCGGTTTGTTGAATCCAAATTCCAAAGCTCCAAGTCTGCCACCGCGACACTTGGCCACGATCAGCTCGACATCGACAGCATCCTCGTCGGCCTCAGATTCCTGCGGGTTGAGTAGGAGGATCACGTTCGCATCCTGCTCGATTGCCCCAGAGTCTCGCAAATCGGAAACGACGGGCTTCCTGCCTTCTCGCCTTTCACTGGATCGGTTGAGCTGTGCCAATGCCACAATTGTGATGCCAAGCTCTTTAGCCAGTTGCTTAAACCCATCAGACAATCGGCGAACGGCATCTTCTCGATTGCGGCTCCCGTCTGGCTCTTTGATCAATTGCAGGTAATCGACAAATATCACTTTGACCGCCTCCTCTTTGACGAGTCTACGCGCCCCAACTTGGATGTCAACCAAGCGCATGTCTGCACGGTCGTCTACCCATAGCGGCCACGATGTCGATTGCTCTAGTGCCGATGTGATCTTTCCAAAGTCCATGCGGTCGAGTTTACCGCTCGCGAGTTTCAGAGAGTCGATTTTGCTTTGGCCTGAGATTGCCCGAATCGCCAGCTCCTCGGCGAACATCTCAGCGGAAAAGATGGCTGTGGCGTGATCGGCCTCGACGAGGTGGCGCACCATGCACATCAGGAGGGCGGTCTTGCCAGCACCAGGGCGAGCAGCGACAACCCACAATTGGCCGGGTTGATAGCCATTTGTTGCAGAGTCGAGGCATCCGTAGCCCGTGGACAGGCCGGGGATCCTTCCACCGGCACTTCTGGCATCGTCGATCTGCTGAAGCGTTTTACCCAAAACGTCGTTCCATCGCCTTGCCCTCGATTGGCTGGATGACCGAAGGAGTCCTTGGATGATTGAGTCTGCCCTCTGGACCAGACCATCAACGTCCTTCCCCATGTCGCAGGCATCTGCGGCTAGCGAATGGCACTCCCTTGCGATTCTGCGGCGTTTTGAGGCGTTCTCGGCGGTCTTGAGGTATCCGGCCAGCATTTTGGGGCTGGGGACGTCTGAGAGCAATTCTGAGAGCATTACGGCCCCGCCCACGGCGTCGAGGTCGTCGCTCGCCCTGAGAGACGATGTGAGCGTGACGAGATCCAATCCCCCGGCGCTGAGCTTGGCCGATAGCATGGCGCTCCAGATGAGGCGGTGATGGGGCAGGTAGAAAAGATCGGCTCCCGATGGATGCGCGGCGACCTTGTCGTAGCAGTCTTGCCATTGCAGGGCGCAGGACAGGACTGCCCTCTCTGCGTCTGGATCGGATGGGTAGTTCGCGCTCATGCCTGGTTGATGTGCATCGCGATCTGTCCGCGTTGCGTTGGGGTGATCGCTTCCCACGCCATTCCGGCAAAGCTCTGCTCGTAAAGCTCCTCGGCTGTTTGCTGCCAGTTGGCCGGGGCGGTGGCGAGCTTGGGCTTTGTTTCTTGGCCTTGCTGGTTCTGCTCGCCCTTTGGAGCCGGGAAGATGCCTTGATAGTTCATAGCCATCGAATGCCTCACTGCTTGGTCAAGCTCGGCATCGGTCATGTTGTCGAGACTGCTCAATAGCTGCTCCCATCCGGTGGGCTTGTAGCTTTGACCCTTTTCTGCCTTGTGCTTTGCCCAGAGGAGGAAAGTCTGTTTCCGATTCTCAGAAAATGAATCTGGGAAAGAAAGAGGCGACTTGTTCGCCGATGCGGCTTTGCCGCTCTTATTTTCTTTTGTATCTGCTTCTGCTTCTGCTTCTGCTTTGTCGGTCTGAGGCGTTACGGTAGCGTTACGGTGCGTTACGGAGGCGTTACTATGCGTTACGGGGGCGTTACGCTCGCGGTGGCGTCGTTGCCGCTCAGCATTGGCCTCCTTGGCCTCGGCCAAACTTGCCATCCTGCGGTATTTGGCGTGGTTCAAAAGCTCCCAGCCCCCGTCAATCTTGGCAATTCGCCGCCCGTCATTATCAGGAGTTCGCGAGTAAGGGTCAGGCCCAAGGAACTTGGCGATGGCCATTTCGGCGTCACTGATGCTAACCGCCGCCAATCTGGCCAGCCCAGGTATGGATGCCTGCACCTCGCCATTTTGGTCCGCAATCGCCAGCATCGTGATCCAGACGATCCGCGTCTTGTCATCTTCGGTCCAGATTGTGGAAGTCACGATGGAATTGAAAAGCTTTGTGTAGTTTGGCATGATGTTACTGTAACGGTGAAGCGTTACGTAAAGGTTCAACAAAACGAGAGTGGATGGCAACGCCAATCTTTTAATCAATCCTCTACTTTAGCGAGGCGGTAAAAATAGGCCCATCGGCCTGTTTTTGGCATTGCTACACGCTCGCGCCGAATGGTAACCGGGGCCGAATGTATTGCCAGCAATCCAGCAAGCGCACTGAGCGTGACTTGAGCGCAGGAAGGGACCATATTGCTGGTCGCTTGAATCTCCCCGAGATGCAGTGGTCGAGGGCTTTGTGCAAGCTCTGTCAAAAGCTCCAGGTGGGTCTTGCAAACTCTGGGCCATGCGTCAGCATTGCCGTAAGCCGCTTCAATCCGAGAGATGGAAAGCGACAAGTCTTTGATAAAAGAATTGCTCATCGCGGCCTCCTCCATGCTACGATTTCAGCATCGTGATTTTCCGGCAGCACTTCCCACATCGAAAAGAATCCGCCAGGCAATCCCCAAAAATAAGCAGGGAAGGCTGAGAACGTTTCCCCATTTCGCAATTGCACTTCAACCCGTTCGTTTTCCTCGACCGGCAAGCGATCACCTGGCTCATGGGTAATCCAGCCTTCGGGATCAATTCCATTATAAACCGCTTCAAGCTTTTGCATTTGCCTTAGAGCTTCAGCTGCGAATTGAATCGCCGCGACAATTTCCTTCGGTCCCGGCATTGTGGATTGGCCATGGCCGTTCATCCATGCGTTGTATGGTTCTAGTTTTTGTATCGCTTCTTTTGTTGTCATCTATTGTATCGGGTTATTGTTTAAGAACTCCGTCGATCATTGCAACCGCAGTCAGGATCGCGAAGAGGATGAAAAGTGAAAGTTCCGTCATGCGTCCAGTTTCAGTTTAAACATCAGCGAATTCACGGCCTCACGCTCAGTCTCACCGCACTGGGTCTCAACATCACCAAACCAGTCAATGCTGGCTTCCCAATATGAGTCTGCCATGTCGAAAACATAGAACGTCGTGATGCCCATTTGCGCGGCGTCTCGTTTCCATTGCGGGACTTCATCCGGCATTTCGAGGAAGTCGGAAACGCTCATTTCGCCCTCCCCTCTTCAAACTTGCTCCATTCCGCCATAACCCTGACCTCAGTCAATTCTGCGATGGCTCGATCTTTCTCATCCCTCTGCTCGCCCATTTCGAGGGCAAAGTAGAAGGCGAGTCCGTAGCCAAGTCCGGTGACGAGGCAGAGTAATGCGATTGCGTAGTCTTTCATGATATGTCGATTTCTTTCAGTTTTTATCGCCATAGACCCGCGCATCGCCAAAGACCCGCGCATTGCCAGAGACCCACGCATCGCCAAAGACCCGCGCATTGCCAAAGACCCACGCATCGCCAGAGACCCACGCATCGCCATAGACCCACGCATCGCCAGAGACCCGCGCATTGCCAGAGACCCGCGCATTGCCAGAGACCCACGCATCGCCAGAGACCCACGCATCGCCAGAGACCCACGCATCGCCAGAGACCCGCGCATCGCCAAAGACACGCGCATCGCCAAAGACACGCGCATCGCCAAAGACCCGCGCATCGCCAAAGACACGCGCATTGCCAGAGACCCGCGCATCGCCAAAGACCCACGCATCGCCAAAGACCCACGCATTGCCATAGACCCGCGCATTGCCAGAGACCCGCGCATCGCCATAGACCCAGCAGTCTCCGTGATGAGACAAATTCCTTTCTGTCTCTAGGCGACCACCAACATCGCCAGTTTTTACATCGCCAAAATCGCGTATCGCAACGCAACGCCCGTCAACAATTTTGTATTTTTGATTCATGATATGTCGATTTCCTTAACTTCGTATTTTCCGTTTTTGTTCTTCTTCCAACCGTGGACCAGCAAGATCCATCCGGCGGCTCGCAGATGCGGTAGCGCATCCGACTCTGTCATTTTGTTGATGCGGCTTTTTGTGTTGCTCCAGCTCGTTGATTGCACCGCAACCGTATCACCGTCGCGGATCGCGAGGATGTCGATGATGCCGAAGAGATCGTGTCGGGTTTTGGTGAAGGAGTTCCACCGCTCAACAACTTGGACCAGTTGGCAGGTTTTTCGGAGGTGAGCCAGACTGCGAGCAGTGGGGGATTGTTTCATCGTTTGTTTGCAGCAATCTCCTGCTCCCACGCTTCCTCGTATTGCTCCGAGAACGAAATCAACGCGGCTTTGAGCTTTTCGGTAAACTCATCCCGCTCGACAAGGATGCGGAGCGGCGCGAGACCGGGATTCCAGCTTTGGAAATGCCACGCTGTTGCGCCCGTCACGGCCATGCTGCCATAAATTTGGAAACGATATTCTTCCGGCAGTTCGTTTGCGCGACGGTAGCGAATATGCGTTTCGGGAACAGGGACTTTGCCCTCGAAACCGACAGACTGACCAACAATAAGACCATCCGGTGAGCATCCGAAGTTCCCGAATTTGGACAGGCAGAATCCGACATCCACGACCTTGATCCCGGTCTCGCCCTCGAAAGCAGCAACTGCCTGCGGTTCCAGTTCAGTGCCGCGTTGCATTGCCCAGTTTTCGTAGTTTGGAGCGGACTCGCAGTTTGCGCGTTCAGCGATCAGTTTACAGATCGCACGCTCGCGAGCTTGTTCCGCGACCTTGCCCGAGTTGATCAGCCAAGGACCGAAGTTCGATGCGGTCAATACTCCACGGCGAAGGTCGTGCCACTCCTCGGAGCGTTGCTCGCAATGGTAGATTGTGCAGTCTGGAAATTCTTTCATGCTGATGCGAGCGTTCTGGGTTTGGTTGCAAAGTCGAGACGAAGCGCCCTGTCTAGGATGTCATCGTTTGGCAGGTGGTTGATACTCGGAAGGATCTCCGGTTTAGCCGGCTCGATCCGTGCCGGTATGACCTCGCGCTTAGATGCCGGGACCATTTTCCCGCGAACCATCTTTGCGTCTTTTGCCGGGATGATTCGGGCGGGAATGACACGCTCCTCGGAAGCGTCGATGCCCGTCTGGAAATCGCATTTGCCCCCAAGGCCAACGTAGAGATTGACGCGCCTTTGCATTTTGGTTCGCTGGCGAGTCGTCAGGCCAAAGCCCGTGATTTGATACTCTGGGAGAAGGCGCCTGACTGCGGCGAGGTTGAATCGGATAGTCGCGGCCTTCCCAAATCGGTCCCGGTGATAGATGGAAAATTCTTTCATTGCTTTTCAAGGTGTGGGAATACTTCTTCGGAGACCCATTTAAGCAACGAAATGGGCTTATTTTCTGCGTGCGCTTTTATTGCTTTGATTCCTAGTGCCGCCAGTTCTGACTGACTCAATTTACCCCTAGTCTTGTTAGATTCACGGATGAGCAGTTTTCTGAAGGCAATTGCCGCAGCACTGCCGATTCCGCTTTCAAGAGCGAAAAAGAATGACTCAGTTTTCGCGGGTCCGATTCGCTCAAGCGCCAATGATGCCAGAAATGTTTTTCGCACTTTGCTCAACAATCCTTCTAGCACATTCCAGCGTTCGATTGCCCAGTGAATAGAATCAGCGTGCTGATCGTATGCTTCAAGCGCCTCAGCCTTTGAAAATCGGTGATTTCCTAGATTTTTCCCATCAGCGTAACTGAGCCACATTCTCGCAACACTGGACGTTGTCGTATATGCGGAAACCCCTGCGTATTTAAATGCGTCCGCGTAAGTTCTGCTCGTTCCTCCGTCGATTGCAAAGTAGACCTGAGATTTCAATCCGCGAATCACTAGGACAATTGGGAAAAAATCAGCTTGCAGGAACGCGAGCAGCCGATGCTGACCGTCAATCAAATGGCCGTTAGAGTCAAAGCGGATTGAATCTCCGGTGAAAACCCAGCGATCATTCACCATGTCTCTAGCCATCATTTGCACCGCGCGGAATTTCACGGCTCGCTGAAACTCTGGCAATGTTGCCAGCCACGCCTCGCAGATTTCGCGGGAGGTAGTTTCAAAAGAAACCTCGACACCGTCATGGTAAAGCGTGGTATTCATGCCTCACCTCCTTTTTCAACGATTTCAGATTCCGCCTCAATAGCGGGCTGCGAGAACGAAACCTTCGCGGCCTCGTTGGCGGCGCGGTTGACATAGATGTCAGCGAGCTTATCGCCGTCCTTCTCGAGCGCGTCGTGGAACTCAGGCGAAAGCGTCAGGCGCTTGCTGTGGCGGCGAATCACCGTCTTTTTGGCCATCTCCTCGAAATCAGTGACCCATGGGCCGGATCCGCTCGCTTTAGAGCGTTTGCGAATCGCTTCGACCTCGGCCAACGTCATGACCTCGGTGTCGATGTCGCCGTTGGTCATTTTGACGATTGAATAGACCGCCTGGAGCTTGCCGCGATCTTCCCGCCAGTTGACCGAATGGCTGATCTCTCCGTTGATCCACTCAAAGGAATCGTTTTCCTTTACCGTCTCGGCCTTCCATGCGACGACCTCACCGGATCGTTTCGCCAGTTCGACAAGGCCTTTCCAGTCAACGATAAGCTGAACCTCTTTACCATAGGGGATGAGGTGGCAGCGCCGCCCGTCAGGCTCAAGGCCCAGCGATGAGCAGTCGAGCATCGCTCGCATGAAGCTCTCTTGCGAGCATTCCGCGAGCTTGGGAGAGCGCAGGAGAAGCGTAGTAGCGACACGCAGGAAACGATCCGGCGTCATGTGGGAAGGCAGTGCGCGAGCGATTTGCTGGCGGACTGCATCCGTATTGATTAGCGCCTTGATGGTTCGCGGCGGTTCTTGTTTTGCGATTTCTGTAGTCATCTCTTTTTATTCCGCGTTTTTACCATGCGCGGCCCGGTTTTGTGCTGAACGGGTTAGGCGGATCGCCCGTAGAGGCGGCGAGTTTGTTCGCGGATTGCGCCTACAATCTTGTCGTAATCCGATGTCTTCTCGCCCTTCCACTTGTGGTTGTTTTCCGTGACCATTGCCGCGCCAGTTTTGCGGCTGGATTCCATCAAGCGACGAAGGCGAAGTGTGTTTTTGTTTGCCATTGTTGGTTTTCTTTTTTTGTTATTCCGCGTATCAGTCGCGCCCCTGCCCGTTATCGGGAAAAATGTCAAGCGCCAGCCCGTAAAGCTCCTCCTCGATGGCATCGACGGCGTTGAGCCGGATGCCTAGGTTTTTGAGCATGCGCACCTGGACAGCGAGGCCGTCATAGATCAGATGGTCGCAGGACTCACGCTTGCGACGGCGGAAGGCGCGGATTTCAGCAAGGAGAGCGTCAGTTTCGCGCTCATGCACTGCCAACAGTTGTTCGATGTTCATATCAAATTCGGGTAATAAGAAAGTCGATGGCATAGTCGTAGTCACGCCGTCCAATCGACTCGACCGGGAGTTCCTCGCCAGTTTCGTTGTCGATGACCGCGACGACTTCGGACCGCTCGATCTCGATTGTCACAAGCGTTTCAGCGTTTGGACCGTCGAGGAGGTATCGTTTCACGATACCGGAAACGGAATGTGGAATCATGGCCAGATCAGATCGAAAAGGGCCGGGACGTTCCAAACTGCGAAGACGGCGAGCGTCGTCAGCAGCTTGATGATGAAGTCGATGGGATCAAAGTTCATGGACGGCCAACTTAATTAAGGTTCCAGGCTCAACGTCGAGGAACGCAACGGGCTCAGTGCGGCGCTGGGCCTCGTAGCGAGCGCGAGCGCGGCGGAGCGCGTCCTCTATTGCGAAGAAGTCCGCATCGCTTTTGGCCGCGACTCCGGCCTCAAAAGCGCGGTTGATGATGTCCTGCACGGTGTCGACTGTTGAAAAGTCGAAAAACTCCGCCATGCGTGCGCGGAGGTTGTCCTCTTTGCGATTTTGAAGAATGTTCATACTGCCCCCTTTCCAAGCTCAAGCTTCCCGGTCTCGTTGTATTTGGCCAAAAACTCACGAACTGCAATTCTTAACAGGTCGGCGATTTTGAGGCCCGTCTCTTCGGCTACGCGCCCAAGGCCGACAAGGGAATCCTCGTCGAGCTTGGTTGCAACCGTTTTAGGTTCTGGTGTTGCCATGGCGAGAGATTGCCACAACTCGGTTTACACGTCAAACAAAAAAAACCACCAGAAACGTTTTTTTGCAAAAAACCTTAAAACCCTTCTGCCACCTCGATCTCGACCGCATCGAGGAGCACGCGAGCCGCCTCGATAATCTGAGCCTCGAAATCCTCCTGCGGCCAGATCCACTCTGAGCCGTCGTATCCATCTTGATCGGCTCCGCGATGCCCGAATCCGCGCAGACGCCCCGGCAGGTCGTCAGGATCCCACGGGCATTGCTCTCGTCCGCGATGCTGCGCGCAGACAAAGCCAAGGACAGGCGAGCAAAGGCAACTCATTCGTCTTACGTTCACGTTTGCGTGAACAGCCCCTTAAAAACCACCGCCTCTATTTTCCGCACGGTCTGCTCCTCGACCCAGTCCGCAGTCTCGTCTGAGATTGACGCGGCATGGCGAAGCTCCGCAAGAAGGAGATGCAAAACCTCATGCGCGGCGACCTGCTCCGTTTGCTGCTCTCGCTCGCAAAGCTCAACATCAACGCGGCAGATCGCAGTGCAGGATGCTGGGTCCGGTTCGATGCTAGCGTAATTTCCCGCACCAGGCTCAACCGAAAAGCGAACGTCGTAATGAGCAAGGCCGAGGGCATCCTGCGCGGATCGGAACGCTTGCTCGAAACTTTTCATCGACCGTCGAGCATGTTGCCGAGGAGACTTCTACCCTCCCAGATCGGAACGTTGATGTGCAGGAACTCGCCCGATTTGGCAATGACCTGATAGCCGTAGCCGTGACTCCATCCAGTCGGGTCCGAATGCCTCCAGAGGGGTTGCCGCTGGCAAAGACAGCCGGGATTCCAAGCTTTGACGAGGCCGACGCCGGGAAGGACTCTTGTGGCACTGTCCTCGCGATGGGTATGGGCAAAGACTACGTTTCCTGCCGTCCTTGATACCGAATCGCTCGCGGCGTTTTTGCTGCCGCTTAATTCATGCACGAAAAAGATTTTCCCCATTTTGATCCAGCCGGGAGGAAGGCCGGGAACGTGCGTCTCAGATCGCCGGTAGTAAATAACGCCCCGCTCTTTGAGCTTAAGTAGGAACTCGGGCGCGTTGAGCTGCCGCAGAAACTCAGAGTCACGGGAGTTTGACATGGTTTCGTCAATCACCCAACGCTCGACACGATCCTCATGATTGCCCTCGATGAAATGAATTTGCGCGTTAGGAGCCGCATCCTGCAACTGATCAAGGAACCAGTTCCCGTGCGCGATGTCATCCTGATAACTGTAGGTCGTCTGGGCGATGTAGTTGGCCGCGTGATGCTTCGCGAGGAAGCCGCCACACTCCACGATGTCACCGTTGAGAACGATCTCATCGGGCTGGATCCGGCGAACGTCTGCGAGAAAAGCTTCGACCGCTGGCCGATCCATCATGGAGCCGTGGACATCGTTGGCGATGATTCGGACGGTTTCGGTTTTGGTCTTAGGCTTCGGTGTGTAGTCCCGCTTAATCGGAAACTTCGCCGCTCGCAATGCATTGTATTCGTCCAAGGCATCATCGCGATCTTTTCGCAATGCGGAGACTTCCGCCCTTGCCTTCGCCAGTTCCGCCTGTGCCTTTACGACGCGGTTCATTGCGTCGGAGTCGCTGACGAGCTTATTGGAAAGGTCGATCTCTTCGTTCATCGCATGTATTGCTTGGCGGTTTCTGGATTCATCACGGCCTCCTCGAAATTGTCTGGCGACATCTCTACCCATTTGAGGCAATGGAGGCTTTTAGCGTGACGCCTGATTGTGTCCTCTGAGGCTCCAATGTGCTGGGCGAAGTCCGCGACTCGATAGCAGACGCCCCGCTTGATCTCATGCAGTCTTCGGCGGCAGTCTGAGCCTTGTGGTTTTTGCGGCATCACTCGCTTTTGGTTCAACGGAATGGCCTCTAGTTCGCTCTCTTTGTCGTCCTGCGGCCATCTCATCACTTCGCCTGTCATCGACGCCCTGACCTCGGCAACCTCCGCAGATGTCACCGCAGAGAGGTTTTTCGAGATGTCGTAGTTGGCCGCGTTCGGTCGTCTTGCGATGCCTGCCAGAATTCTGTCTCTTTTTGCCTCGTCCATGAGTTTATCGGTATCCGCTGGGGTAATCGGGAAAATCATCGTCGTCATCATCCTTGGTGCACTTGATGACCAAGACGAAAGCCGCGATCATCAGGAGCGAGCCAAAGATGGCGGAAGGTATCATGCTTCGTTTTTGGACGTTTGCCCGTCGGTGGTCACGGTTTCAAGCGCATCGCTTCCAATATCAAAACCTTTCGGCCATCTGTAGCCAACGACTCGGGAAGTGTCGAAAGGCTTGACGTTGACCGCATCGCCTTGGTTGCCACCTAGGACCATGATATTGCCGTATTGATCTTTCCCGGTCACAAATCCAACGTGGCCGGATCCGCTCGATTTCGAGCCGCGCCAGAAAACAACGATGGCCCCGGGAATGGGGCCGCAGGGTTGCCCCCACTTTTCAAAGCTTCGCGCCATGCCGCTGCGAGTTCCGGCAATCCCGCAATCCTCGAGCATTGCGTTGACATAACCGGCGCACCAAGGAGTCTCGTCGTCGGAGAAGTAGAGCTTGGCAAGCTGCCAATACGACAAGATGCGCTTGCTATGCTGCCGCCCGGCAATCTCGGAAACGCCGATTTCCTGCCTTGCGCGGCGTAGCCAAATAGGCTCTCCCGCGACCTTTGGAGGTGCGACCGATGCCTGCGGCTCCTTGCGCAACTCGGCCAGCGTGATCGGCCCAACGTAGTCGCGAGGCGATAGGGCTTTCGACACCTTAAACGCGATGATCGCCGCTCGGGTTTTCGGCCCGATCATTCCATCCAATTCACCAGGTTCAAAGCCATGGGCCTTGAGGCGCGTTTGGATTTCGACGATCTCAGCTTTTGTCATTTGATCCGCTTGCGTTTTTCGAGAGCCGACATCACGACGCCTATAAGCGCGACCGCTGCACCGATACCGGTCTGGAGATCGGCCTGTGAGACGATACCAGCCCCGGTCGCGTAACCACCTGCGATGGTCAGACCGTGACGGAGGAGAAGGCCAAGGAGAAGTTTCGTATCCATGCCGGAGGAGTCCACAAAACGAATGAAAAACGCAAGTTGAATTTTAGCGTCGTTTTGTAGAGGGGTTTGAGCATGGCCGCAAAAGCTGACCTTAAAACTACCATCTCGGCGGATATGACCGGCTTCTCCGCGACGATGCGGAGGGCTGGAGTTTTGGCGCGAAATACGGGAGATGGAATCGGAAAGTCTCTCGGTAGCGCCAGCAGCGCGATAGGCGGCATCGTTAAAAGCGCAGGGGTTGCCACCATTAAACTCGCGGCACTCGGAGCCGCCGCCGCAGGCGCGGGACTTATTGTCGGAATCAAAAGCGCAGCCGATCTAGGCGGAAAGCTCGCTGACCTTTCAGCTCGCACGGGAATTGCCGCAGGCGACCTAGCAAAACTGGGCCGAGCCTTTGAGGACAATGGCGTCTCGGCGGACAAGATAGGCGGCGTGATCAACAAGCTCCAGAAAACCATTACGGATTTCGGCAATGGATCAAAGACGGCCACCAAACCTTTTGAGACGCTGGGCATCAAGTTTGAGGATATTGCAAAGCTTGATCCAGCCGCGCAGTTTGAGCTGATCCAAAGCAAGATTGCGGCAATTCAATCTCCAGCGGAAAGGGCTGCGGTCGCGATGCAGCTATTTGGCAAATCCGGCGGTGAGCTTTTGACGCTCTTCGCGGATGGGCAAGCGTTTGCCAATGCTGGCGCTTTCCTTGGGACTCAAGCGGAAATCCTTGATCGCTCCGCAGGATTGTTTGATTCGATCTCTGACAAGATGGCGAGGATTCCCGAAAAGCTTCAAGGCTTCTTCGTTGGGTTTCTTGAGCCGATTGCTGGCGATATTGACGAGATTTTGACCACGTTTGAAGCGTTTGACTTCGCCGCGCTCGGATTAAAACTCGGTGAAATGTTTGCTGGCACTATCGACAACATCAAAGGCATGTTCCAAGCCCTAGACCTTGGTGAAATGTTTGAATACGCAGGGCTGACTCTTAAAAATGCATTTATTGAGTCAGTAAACTTTCTCGCCAAGGGCATTTCAGCAGTCATCGAAATGTTTAAGGGCGGCGAAGCTGGCGAAATGTTTGAAACCGTTGGGATGAAGCTGCGACAGGCTTTGCTTTTGGCTGGCGCAGATCTTCTTGAGAGCCTTGAGCCGATTCTTGGTGAAAGAGCAAAGGTCGCCGCTGATTACAATAGGGCGTCGGCGGATGTAATTGATGCCGAGATGGAGGCCAAGGCCGCAGAGAAAGAAGGCGGCCCATCATTCTTTGAGCAGTTCAAGAAAAACTTTGAAGCGGCTGGCGATGTAATGAAGATGCCCGAGGAGGACGCTAAACGCTTTACGGAGCTTGGCGACCGAATCAAGGAGGCGGCGGATGAATTCGCAAAGACGCGAGATGCTGAAAAGGCCAAGCGCCAACAAGAGGCAAACGATAAAAAACAAGACACCACCGACAAAGCCGCTGCCGCTGCCGCTGCCGCCGCCGCCGCCGCTGCAAAAGAAGACTCCTACAAAGTCCCGCAGATCGACGGCACAACCTACGGCCCTCCAGATCCAAGGTTCCAGCAATTTGGCCCTCCTCGATCTGCAATGAGCAGCCGCAATGGGCGATTGTTTGGCGAGCCTGGGGCGGCGCTCGGCGGCGGCAATGCGTTTTCCCAAGATCGCTCCCGCTTAGGAATTGCGTCTGGCCTTTCGACCGGCGGCCTTGGCGAAAAGCGCCGTCTCAACACATCGGCAAACGACAAGGAAGCGAAAAAGAACCTTTCGCTGCAAGAGCAACAAGCCGCATCTCTTCAATCCATTGAAAGCAACATCAAATCCGCCGTAACCGTTAACTGACATGCCAACCGCCGCATCTAGAGGAACAACGTCATTCCGCGATTTTTCAGTCGATTCCGCTAAGGGGTTCGACGGCCCTGACACATTGACCGTGACCCGACGCGGCGCTGTGGGGACTGCGAACGCGCAGCTTAACGCGGAGCTGGCGCAATGGAAGCGTGGCGCGGCTCATTCAACATACAAAAACATGTTCCTTCAGACCGTATCGTGGCAGGAACGTGGGCCGGTTTGCGATGTCGTTCTGAATTACCTCGGATTTCTTGACGCAACTGATACGGACAAAGGCGTCATCGACATCACTGATGACATTGCAGAGGAAAGCGTGACAATCACCACCACAACAGGAGAAAACGTGAGTTTCCGATATTTTGCCCAGACTGCGACAACGCGATGGATCAGCAGATCAAAGACATATCCAAAAAAACCAAAGTTTCCCGGCGTGGTTCCAACAAGCCTTCCGGTGGGTTTGCTTCGACAACCGAATCCGCCGAACTTTACTGGCGACATCGCGGGCCAATATGAACTTGAAGGCGTGCTTGCAGGATTCCAGCGCGTGCGTCTGGCAAAGACTGTTTGGGCAGTGACAGAAACGTGGAAAAATCTCGTTGAACCAAAAGCAGCAGAGTGATGAGTTACTCATTCCCAACATTCAAAAGCGGCAACACAAACTTTGTCAACGCGTTAAACGCCGTCGTTGCTGCTGCAAAAAAACACGGCGTCAACCCCGGTGGCAGACCGGGATGGTCAGAGACAGAAAACGGATGGCTACCGCCGCATATCTTCAGCACCGCGACAAGTTCTTTTCGATGGGACTTGGAAAGATCGAAGAGTGAACCAGAGAAATGGACGTTGCTTAACCCTTCCGTCACCTATTCGCTTGAAGATGTAACGCGAGAAATCACCATTGAAATTACGCCGTTTGAACTTGCCCAAGATAAATGGGTAGTTGCAAAGATGGTTGGTCCAATTAATGATTTTCTTTTAAACCCGATTATTACAATTGAAGTTTTAGCCCAAGCAGATTGGGAAAGTTACCCTTCCGCCTACGAATTCGGCCCCGATCCGTTTGATTGGCAAGTTACCAGAATCCCGCTCCACAAAGTCGAATACGTTGAACCTCCTGCGCCAGGCGATCCACCAAACACTGGTGATGCCATTTTGATCGCTGAAAACGTCTGGGCCACAAAGCTAGTCAGTCCATACCCAACGCTCGCCTACACGCTAACAACCGTGCCAGATCAAAGCAGGACGCGCGTTGTTCCAACGTTCCTATGATCGCGCCTTTTCAGAATCGCTATCGCATGGCGTGGCCGTTTGCTGTGCCTGATACGTTTTTTGAAATTGATACCACAGAAGAGTTTCCAAAATGGAACGTTGCTGGCGATTGGAGAGTCCCGCCGGGGAAGGTTTGCGATTTGCTTACGGCGAAGGAATTCACGTTCGCTTTCGAGTTTAACTCTGCTGCTTTTAACGCGGAATTTGGCGAAGATTTCCCAGAGGATGTAGCTTATTCGGTCGTTTGCGAATCGGGAACTTGGAAATATTACGATACGCGAACTCAACTTGAAACGTTTAACCTCGACTATAAATGGGACACGCAGGTAAAGCTCTTTGAAAGATATACTGACCCAGACGAAGAATCCATATATTTCAGTGGGGTCGGTTTTTCTGGGTTTCGTTATTCTAAGATTTTGAATTTTACCGAAGATATCGGGTATTGGACGTTAGATGTGACTATGCACGCTCCAATTCCAAGGCCAGCAAAAGATCAAGACGGTAACTACGTTTGGGCTATTGTTGGAAGCCCCCTGATCATCAACGTTGAAATTGAAAGAGTAGACACATCTGGACCGTATCCATTTGTCAGGACATTCCCAATGTTCGATGTCGGATCGTCGTATTTAGGAATCAACGACAGAGGCGGTCAAGGTCAAGGTGAAGGCGGATGTTTCCCAGTCGCTTCCGTCTCAATCGCGACTCACTTCCCGGCCTGACCGAGGAACTCAAAAAGGTCGTTGGAGTCTTCGCTCGCTGAAATATGCTCCTTGCGAATCTTTTCAACGTCGGGAATCTGGATTTGAGCGTTGAGCCTCGCGAACTTGTCCCAGCTTTCACGCTCCATGTTGTAGCTCCATGACTGCTCAACGGCGCGGCTGAGCCTGGTGAATGCCACCGCAGCCCTCCACGATGTGACGCAAGCAGCGGCGAGCAGAATAACAGCGGCGGTCACAATCGGATTGACCTTCAGCGCGTTGGCAAGGGACATGGCGGCGTCTTTCATGATTAGGAAATTACCCTCCAAACGTCGGATGCGGAACGCCAGATGTGGACGGGCCTATCTGTGTGATCAAGAGTGATATTGCCAGCTGAGCTGCCTGAGTAGATCAAGCTAACGCCGCTAGCTGCGGCAATGGTAAAGGTTCCGGCACTGCGTCGGTTCACAATCCAAAAATGCGAATTTGCAGCCCAAGATGAAGTAGACTGAGCGGAAATTGTTATCGTTGCGATTGATCCCACTCCTTCGATATAATAGCGGTCATGCGTCCCATAAAGAAGCGTAGTGTCGAGGTTTAGCTGGATAGTCCCAAGAGGCAGACCGTCAATCCCAATCGCGGAAAGAGTTCCTGCCGCCATCGACAGGTTTGTGCCAATCGTAATCTCCTCGGGCGCTCCCGTGCTTGCCGTGGTGCGGCCAAGCAATCGAGCGGTCGCCATCGTCAAGCCTGAGCCTGTGATCGCTCCAGCGCTCGCGTAGTCAGTTCCTGCGGTTGCGGCAGATAGAACTCCGCTTGTGAGCTTTGCGATGCCGGTCGTGGTGGCCCTCTTTAATTGCCTTCCGTCGGTCCCGTTAAATAAGACGACTTCGTTGGCAACGCTAGAAGCGAGTCCCTTTGTCGATTCAAGGGCGGAAATGGATTGTTTCACGCGCTCTGCAGTCCACAGCCTAGTGGTTGTTGCGGTTCCCGCTTCCGCCTCTGCCTGAGACACGGTAGACGGCAGGAGGGACTCACCGTCAATTTGGCGTTGCTTCCAAACCTTCGCGTTGGTTGATGCGTTGTAGTCATCTGGCCGGATGACGGCAGGGGCGCTTTCGGCATCGGTTCCGGCGGTTAGTTGATAGGTTCGCAGCAAATCCGCCGAATCGGCATCTTTGAACATGACGAGTTTTCCAACGGTCACGCCCACGGTTGCAATTGCATCCAGATCGGCAGCAGTCCCGCCGATTTGACTTGTTGTGGTGGGAAGCCATTCGATGCCGCTCGCCTTGAGGAGGTATTGCGTCGGATCTCCTGCATTGGTTGGCGTGGCCTCATCGCCTACGAGAATATCATGGTAAATCGTAAACTCGACAGGCTCGACAGAGCTGCGCCATCCGCCCGATCCACTGGGCTGATATGTCAGCTCAAAGTTACAGGCGAGGCTAGCAACGTCGTTTCCGGCGTTCGCATCGTCGCGATTAAGCGCCGTGTCGATCTCGTTTGTGTTGAGGTCGAGCGTTCCGGTGTAGGTGAAAGTGCCAGCGTCGTGCGTCCATGTTGAATTGGACGCGAGGAGTGTGCCGTCGCTGTATTCACCATCTTCCTTAATACCGATCCTGATCACGGTTCCACCAGGAAGGTTTTCCGGTGTCCAAGTTGGAGCTTCGACAATCGAGCTTGTGCTTGTCGGGTCTGAGCTGCGGCCAAAGATCAGCTGCACCGGAGTCGCTCCATCTCCCGATTTACCGGCTAGACCCGTAATGACAGAATCCTGTCCAGGTGCGGCAACTAGCCGATCAATGCGAAGGTCAAAGAAGAGTTTCATGCGGATAGATTTTCAATGCCTGCCTTCATGGCCGTTTTGGTTGCAGCGAAGACTGTCGCTTGCTCAAGAGTATAAGAAGCCGGAGCTTCCGCGTATTCGATCATCGCGATTGCAGCCTCGTCATCGCCTTCGTCGAGGAGCGTGTTGGCCACCTCAAACTTTTCTCGGAATGGTCCGCGAATGTAGGCGGGGAGAGCTTCCCATGCGGCTCGCAAAGCTGCGCGGCCATTTGCCCTAGATTGAATATTTGCCAACTGCTCGGCAGCGGCGGCTTCAGCGGAGGGGCGATGAGCCTCAATTTCCTCCATCGTTGGGACAATTCCACCGTCTCCTGCGGTGATGATTTCACCGTCTACGGTCCAACCTCCACGGTCTGGGAAGGCATGGGCAAGAATGTCATGGATCGAGATCATAGGTCAAGGAATTCGATGCACGCGCATGGTGCAACCTTTTGAGATCGTGGTTGACGTTGTAGTAGTAGTTTCGGCCCCGGCTTTGAATTGAATGGTGCCTGGGTTTGAGCCGTTGATTAGCGTTAACGTAACAGTAAATGGAAGAGAGATGTTGGTCCCTGAAGTATCTACCACATCAGTTCCAAACGCCGTAGCGGGAGCGTCAGTTCTCAACGCGGCTGTCGTCGTAAAGTGAGTGAATGAGTATCGAACGTGCGTGGGGCTTTCTGGGCCTGTAAAACAAATTCGTAAGCCGTCGCCAGATGCTCCCCCGGCATGGAAACCGACGATTTCGATCAAGAGTTTTTCATTGGCAGCGACTGAGCAAGCCAGCCCTGTCACATTGCTCACCACTGCGCTGGAGCTGGTGAAATCACTTGTCCGCATGTATGTCTCTTGCGCAACGCGAGCCGTAAGAGAATCTAGAGCACCCTCTACATCAGATCCACCGTAGGTGACGTTTGAAGCAATCAAACCTCCCTTTAAAAAACCCGCTTCAAGGGTAGCATAATAATCCACGGTTACGGCAGAGAACGCTGATTCCTTTTCACACCAGCGCGTGATTCCGCCGCTGATGGTCCCATAGGTTCCTGACCCGCTGTTATTTCCCCCATTTGAAGAAAACGCCGCAATGTAACAATGCTGGAGATCAAACACAGGGGATGATCCACCGTTGTTGTCTCCAGAGTGAGCGTCTCCACCAGTCAAAGTCAGCGTAAAGGCAACGGAGTGATCGCTGATCAATATGAGCTTTACTGGAGTTTTTCCCACGGGGCTTTCTTCAGTGGCAGGAGTTCCTGACCAGTTGATTGTGAGGCTTGTTGAGTCTTTACCGATCCCACGAACGCGAACTGTTTCTTGTCCGCTCCCGTCGGATGTTGAATAATGGGTCACGGTGTAACTGCCACCCCCAAGCTCCAGATTCCTTGCCCCCGCATCCCACGCCGCCTGGGCGGTCAGGTAGGGCAAGGACGGGTTTCCGATCGTGCCTGTCGTGTCGTTGCCACCAGACCGCACATAGGCAATGCCCGTTCCGGTGATGGACGATCCACCTCCCGCAGGAGTCGCGAAGGAAGGCGCAGCAGATGCGCCATTGCTTTTTAGGTAAGTCCCATCCGCTCCAAGGGCAAGCTCGACAAGCTGTCCGCTACCGTTTGAGTGAAAAACCTTCCAGTTCCCGGCAGTGTGATCGCTCGTCGAGGTCATCGCGTGCGAGCGATCATGGAATCGCGCATCGTTGCCTTGGGCGAATTGACCCGCTGAAGTTCCGAATGCCCCTACCTCAAGGACTCCGCTGGTTCCGGTCTTGATCGGCAGGCCCGAGGTCGAGCCGATTGCGCCAGCGTTGGAAATGCCCCCATGAACGTGGCTTGTGGGCGTCCTTGCGTCGGTCAGTCGTGAATCGTTGGTTGCAACGTAATCAGTCCCGGCAACAGCAACGTCGAGCGTATTGCTTGCGGCCTTGAGAATGCCCGTTAAACCACTGGTTGCGGTGTTGGTGGTAAGCGTCGGTTCCGCAGCGCCGAGGACTGCCACCGATGCCGATACCGCACCGCTGGTGATGTTTACATCAATGGCTGGCGATGAAACAACGGCAGAAGATTCCGCGATGTCAGATCCGGGCGCCACCCAATCGGCTTGGCCTTGAAGACGCAACAAAACGTCGCTGCCTTCGGTCGCGGAGATGTCCACCCAGTATTCAGTCTCGCCTTTTGCTTGGACATCTTCCAAGGTCCAGCCGGAAGCAAAGGCCGGGACGGTTGCGTCGGTTGTCGCGATGTTGAGCGTAATGACCTGCCCTGCGATGGTCAAATTGGCTTCGCCGGAATCAGTTCCGAAAACGCGTCTGACCGTGCCGGAACGCGCCCTCATTCCGAAGGTGACGAATTTCCCCGTCATCGAAAATTCTGCGCCAATTGTAAGCGTCAGTCGGAAAGGTGCGCCCTCTGCAAAATAGAATTTAGGCAGATCGGCAACGCCGGAAATGACGGGAGAGTCAGGCATGACGATGAGTCAACAAAACGACAGGGATTTTCAACTTGATTTTGCCGCTTGTTTTGTGGAGGCGTCCGGCATGTTGAAATTGCGCTACGACGACAAAGGACAGGTGCGGGGATTGCCTGATGCGATTCGCCCCGGCGACAGCCTGAGCGTCGAGCTGATCGCGGATCATTTGGAGATTAGTAGCAGTGACACACTGAGCCTGTCCCTTGCGCTCGACAAGCCCGTGCCGATTGCGTCTGGCGATTGGTCGATCACATGGGGCGGATCCACAGTCGAGCTTCCCGCAGTCGGGATTGACGCTCATTTGCTGGGCCTCGCCTTAAATCGACTTTCTGCCATCGTTTCCGCTGGCGGTGTGGATGTGACGGGAAAAGATGGCCTTTTTACCGTCACTTTCCGCAGCAATGGAGCGAGAGCAGACTTCACGATTGCCCATTCGGCCTTTGGAACGATGACCAATCGCGCCCTCACGCTGATCGCAGGAGGTGCTTCCAACGTCGAGACGGTCGAGATTGACCTGACGCTGCAAACTCTGGTCGCGGTGACTAGCGCGTCCAACATTAGCGAGGCGGCTGTCACTGTGGCAAACGTGGCGACCGGGAGCGTGAGCGTGGCGCAGAATGACCGCATCACGATCTCAAGGTTGCCGGATGCTGGCAAGTTTCAAATTAGAACCGCGACCGATACCGGCACGATGTGGCTTTCGGCCAACGTGTCCACCTATCAGCTCGAAACGGCACTGGAGGACATCGAGCCGGGAGAGTTTCTTGTAGCGCGAGATGCCACCGGAGAGACGATTAAGATTGAACTGAAGCGCACTGCGGTCGGAGTGAATCCAGCCATTACCGTTTCGGAAACGTTTATTGGCCCAATCGGCGTCACTATGACTCTCGACACTTCCAAGGTTCTGCGGTTGCTGGATGCGGCCAGCGTGGCGCTTCCAGTTTCGGCTGTCTTGACCTTCTCGCGTGGGACAGAGACGCAATTTTCGCAAATGGTGACGTTGGCTCCGGTATTGTTGAGCCACGGGCAACCTGTTTAGGTATCACAATGAGTGAGGCGGCACTTGATCGGTATTACCGAGGGACTCGACGGCATCTAGAGCGGGCTTTTCGTTTCCAGCGCACGATGACCGCGCCGGAATGGTCCGAGAAGATCCGGCGCATGGAAGGCGGAAGAAGGTTCCGCTTCGACTTTGCGCCGTATCAGCGAGAGATGATGGAAGCGCCCTACGATCCGCGCGTCCAGATGACGGTTTACATGCTCGCCTCGCGGATGGGGAAAACGGAGGTCGTGATGAACCAGATCGGCCACAGCATCGCGGAGGCGCCTCGTCGCGTCCTTGTGATGTATCCGACAATCTCGCAAACGGAGAAATGGTCCAAGGAGACGTTGATGGGAGAGCTGGTCAATCCGACGCCGGATCTCGCCACGTTGATCGGCGACGATTCTGGACGGCGGAAAAGCGGCAACACGATCCTGCATAAGCTTTTCCCTGGTGGATTGGTGAACGCTTTCGGGAGCAATGCACCAGGTGAGATGCGACGGGCCAAGGGGAATTTCCTTTTCGCCGACGAGATCGACGCCATCGAATCGACTGAGAGCGACGAAGGCGACCCGCTTGAAATCTTCTGGGTCCGAGGCTCTGAGTATTCCGATACAATCAAGATTGCGGCGTCGTATCCGAGCGTCAAAGGCAAAAGCAAAATCGAGGCGCTGATGCTCCAGAGCGATTGGCGGGTCTGGATCGCGCCCTGCCCCCATTGCGGCAAGGAATTTGTGCTACATCGCCGCCAGCTCCGCTATGATCGAGACACGCCCGAGAACGCGTGGATCGAATGCCCCGAGAGCGAGTGTCGAATCTCTGACGCCGAGCGCATGGAGATGATTCGGAACGGCAGATGGCAGGCCACGCGGCCATTTAACGGCATCGCTGGCTTCCACGGTAGCCGGATGATGTCGCCGCATCCGCCGCAGAAGGGCTTCGCGAGTCACCTCCATTGGGCTGCGGTCGAGGAGCTTAAAATCGAGGCGGCAGACAATCGCGAGAAGGCCAAGCGGGTCTTGATAAATACCTTTGATGCCGAGACCTACCAAGCGCCCGAGGAAGAAAAGCCGGATCCTGTCGGCCTTGCTCAGGAAGCTTACGATTATCTGGAGCGCGTGACAGAAAACCAGCTCAAAATCCCGGCTGGCGTGCTGGTCGTCACTGGCGGCTGCGACGTTCAAGGCGACCGTTTGGAGTTTGAGTTTGTTGGTCACGGCTGCAACGGGCAAACCTGGGGGCTTGGCTACCATGTTCTCAGCGGATCCACGATGGAGCCAGAGGTGTGGCAAAAGCTTGATGTGGTGCTTCAATCTGAGTTCCTGCACCCATGCGGGAAAGTTCTCCGCGCTGCTTCGGTGTTCATCGACTCGAAATACCGGCAGGCCCAGGTGCTTTCGTTTACGGTTCCGAGACAGGCCCGAGGCGTCTTTGCGATCTTCGGCTCGACTGTGCTTGGAAAGCCCATTGTTTCACCTCCAAAAAGGGAGAAGCGCGGAACGTTCCACGAGATTGGCACGCACGAATGCAAGTCGATGATCTACCAGAACGCGGCGCTTCGATACGACAAGCGAAGCTCTGAGTTTCCACATAACTACATGCACTTCCCGAGCGGACACGGTTATACTGTCGAGTATTTCCAGCGGCTTTTGATCGAGGAAGTCACGCTAAAGAAGGGACAGGACGGCAGCTTTTACGAGTTCTTCGACAAGAAAGACAAGCGCGACCGCAATGAGCCGCTCGACGTTCGCGTTTACAACATCGCCGCCGCTAAGAAGCTCGACATTGCCTTCGGGAAAATTGCCAAAAAGTATGCCGAATATGCGGCTAAAAACGAACCAGATCGAGGCAAAGAGCGCGAATATAAGCTGGATTTCGTAGGGGAATAGGCAAAAGCGCCTTGAAATCGGGCTTTGTTTTGTTGATGCATCGACATGGCCTCCCTTCCTTCACGCGCCTTCTGCGGCGAATCTATTGAGTTTTCCGCAACTGTATCGTCAGGCGCTACAGGCTCCGCTCATTTCCGCAGCATCGACACGGGCGAGGTCGTGACCGTTGCTCTGTCAGTCTCAGGGACGACGGCCACCGCGACCTACGCGCCCGAAAAGACAGCCAACCTGCCCGCAGGAATCTACGTCGTTGCACTGACGCTCGAGGTGTCCGGGATTCGGTCTGTCGAGTCTATTGGCAATATCACACTGCAAGCGCCCCCAGATCGCGCCCCTCTGCCGAGTCATGCGCGGAAGATGGTCCGAGCTTTGGAAGCTCACCTAGAAGGCCGAATCAGCGACGACGAGGGCCGAGGGCTGGAAACGTATACCGTGGGCGGCGTGCCGATCACCAAGATTTCCCTAATGGATGCTCGCGAGCTTTTGACCAAATACCGCCGCGACCTCGACACTGAGATCGCCAAGGCTCGCGCAGACGCTGGCCTTTCCAACGGTCGAACCATTTACTCCCGCTTTGAATGAAACCATTACTCTACGGTCCCAATAACAAGCCCATCCGCACGCGTAATTTTGACGCGGCCAAAGGCACTCGATACACCAACGACTGGGTTGCCGGGACAGGCCCAGCGGACAATGCGATCAAGCAGGACGCGAAGTCCTTGCGAGACCGTGCGCGTGATTCTGAGCGCAACGATGGCTATATCGAGGGCGCCTTGATGGCCTTGGAGTCCAACGTGATCGGCCAGCATGGCATCCGAATGAAATCGCTCGCTCGTCGAGCAGATGCGCGGAGTAAAAAGGGGCTTTCCAATAGCGCCGACAATGATGCGCGGTCCAAGGTTGAGATGGCGTGGGAGGACTTTTCTAGGCGTGGGAATTTCGATGTAACGCGGCAGTTTTCGAGGGCGGCTTTCGAGCGTCTCGCGCTCCGGTCTGCGGTTCGCGATGGCGGTTTTTTGACGAGGACCGTCGATGGCTTTCCTAAAAACGAGTTTCGCTTTGCCGCGCAGGGGATCGAGATCGACGCGTTGGATCCGCACCACCGGAATGATGCCGCCCGTATTTACATGGGCGTCGAGTTTGACGAATGGGACGAGCCGGTGAAATACCACCTGCGGAAAATGGACCCGAAAAGCGGCAGGTACACGCGCGAGACGTTTCAAGTGCCGGGAGAGAACATGATCCATACGTTCTTGGCTCGACGCATCAACCAGAGTCAGGGCTATTCTTGGCTCGCCAACGCCCTCCTTCGACTTCGGCATCTTGCGAAGTTTGAAGAGGCCGAGGTTATCGCCGCGCGAATCAGCGCCAACAAGCTTGGCTTTTTCAAGCAAACTGGCGAGGCGCAATATACTGGCGACGAGGACGACGACGGCAAGGCCATTGCGCCCTCTGCACCAGGCACGTTTGAGACGCTCCCGCATGGCGTCGAGGCCCAGATGATTGACCCAGCGCATCCGAATAGTGCGATGCCTGATTTCCGCAAGGCCATTCTGCGCGGAGTCAGCCCAGGCATCTACGTTAATTACAACACATGGGCACAAGATTTGGAAGGGGTGTCGTATTCCTCCATCCGGCAGGGCGTCCTGTCAGAGCGTGACATCTACAAGATTCTCCATTCGTGGTTCATCGACACTTTCGAGATTCCGCTTTTCGAGCGTTGGCTCCGCATGGCGCTGATGATGGGGAAAATCGAGGGGTATACGCTCCTCGACTTTGACCGCCTCTCTCACGTTGAGTTTTCCGGCAGGACTTGGACTTGGGTTGATCCTGTTGGCGACATCGAGGCCATCGAGCGGGAAATCGCTCTGTCCCTTAACTCTCGCGAACGTGCGGCCAAGGATCGGGGCTTGAGCATCGACAAGATCATCGCCGAGAACGAGGCCGACAATGCCAAGCTGGAGGCGGCAGGGCTTCCGACGACTATTGGCAAGCAGGTTGCGATGCCGGTTTCAGCTCCATAAAGGCCAGCGCCTCAAGGGCTAGCGCCGCTTCTTCGCTGATGCGGACGGCTCCAGTTTCGCGTGCGTTGATGGTCTTGCGCGTCACACCTAAACGCGAGGCAAGCCCGCCCTGTGTAAGGGCGAGCTTTTCGCGGAGTGTTTTGTATTCGGTGGGGGTCATACTGCTTTAGCAGGCGGCTTTGATGTGGAGTTCCCGAGCGATTTTCTTGAGTTCGGATTCAGTGCGGAAGATCAGCATGAACCAGAAGTCTCCAGTGACCTCGAGGCCATTGGCCTTGATGACGTTCATGATGTCGTGGCGGAGGGCTTGCTTGCGTTGATTGGTGTTGGTCATGGGCTTAGTGTAACTTAAAGTTTCACCAAGTCAACGGTCAAATGTAACTTTTTTTCTCCCTTAAAACTCGCCCCAGCATTTCCGAGGCACTGAGGAAATGACGCTCAGACAATCCTCCTTTTCCGGCTCTGTCATCTTCGACTTCTTCACGATGGCCGCAATCTCGTCGAAAAGGACATTCTGAGCCGCCATCAGCTCGTCCACGTTGGCAAGTTCCCGTCTCTTCCGCGCGTTGTCCATTTCCAGCCCCTCTGCGCGTGCTGTAGCCTCTCGCGTCCTCGCCTCCTCCAAGGACATTGCCCCTTCACTACGGGCTGGTGGAGGGCGAAGCTGTGCGATTTCAAAGATGTCGTAGAGCTTTGCTCCATTGTCTCCATCCTCGTATTTCAGCCCTAGGTGCGAGGCGCGTTTCTCGACTGTCTCGCGATTCGTGCGAAACATCGAAGAGAGCTGCTTGATTGAGAAGCGTTGCATTACCGTCGAGTTCCTGAGTGAGCTTGGGCGCGTTTGGCAATTTTATCTTCGATTCTTTTCTGCATCTTGGCTGCGCTTTTGTTGACGCCCTCCTGCAATGCTTGGCTTAGGACTTGATTGGCGTGGTTAATGTCAACGCCTTGAATCGAGAGTTCGATCGCTGGAATCAAAACGGTGCTTTTGTCTTCGGCCCCTGCATTTTCAATCTTTTTGCGGAGCGATGCGACCTTTGCGCCGAGATCCTGCGCCATCTTGAGAAACAGAGATTTGCTGTATTTGATCGCGGAAATGCGGCGATTATAAAGGCGCTCGGCTTCCTTTTGGTTTCCTTTACCGCGAGTGAATCCGGCCTTTGCGGCCAAGGCATTGTAGAGTCCGGTTTTTAGACTTGGGATTGCTCCTTTCTTTGCTGCCGCTGCCGATTGATTCGCTTTAAAGGCAACGTCGATTGCTGTTGATTTGACGACCGTTTTTAGGTCACGCGAGGATTCTTTCTCGTATGCCTGCAAAGCGGCCATAAACTCACGGGTGTCAACGGATGCGGTTACCTTGTCCATGCTTAACTAAACCACGCATCCGCGTGTTCGCCAAGGATCTCCCGCATCTTTGCCGATGCGCTCCTGCCTGGTGGCACGATGTCGCAGCCGCGCTCGAAAAGATCTGCGTTGCGTAGTTGCATCCCAATGCAGAGCGGCAGTTCGTCCATGTAATATGCCCAAGTCTGGCCGGGGAGCTTTGCCGCTACGGTCGAAACGTAGTCGGCATCGCTCCCGATTACTCCCCCACGTTGGAGGTGTCACGGCCACCCGATGGCGATTCGACGGATGCAGAGACGGTCTGGATGTCCTCGCAGATCATGTTGAGCAGTTGCACGGCCTCGATCTCCTCCGCGCCTCCGATTTCTCCTCCTTCTTTGTCCCACCATGCCATCATCTCAATGATCGCCTGATCGCGATTAAGGCAGGCGCGAGCAACGCGGGAATCCTCGACAGAGCAGAGCCAGACCACCATGATCGAGTCGAGCGTGATTTGGTCCCAGACTCCGTTTTCGTCCGGTTTTGCGCGTCCAAGGAAAAGCGAGTTTCCCATGCAACGCGCCGCAGTCGAGCGGGATTTGGAAAAGGGCTTTAGGGGTTTGCCCTTGAATTGATAGGATCGGCTACGTGCGGCCACGATGTCAGGCGTGACGCTGTTCTCTTTTTCGATGTCTTCGATGGTTATTTCGCTCATGCTTCTTTTTTGGTTATTTGACCCAACGACGGGCTAGTTTCTCAAATTGCGGCCCCTTTGGGATAACGAGGGGAAAACCTTCGCGCTCAATCTTGATGGCGGGATTCGCAGCTTTCCAGATGTCTTTCAGCTCTAGGTAATTGGCCACCCATGCTTTCACCCATGCAAACATGGCAGGCATCCAGATGGCGTCAAATCGTTCAGCGATCCTTCCGCCGTTGCGTCTGCCTGTGGCATTGCGGATCGTATCAGGCATGTCTGAGAGCATTTTAGCGGCACGCTCCTCCTCGTCGGTCACGGAACGCATTCCGATTGCGAATTTGCCGTCCGCGAAGGACTTGATGTGGGCAATGGCACAGTAAACGTGAAGGAGCTCTAGGTCGTCGGCGATGCTTTGCCAATCGTCTTCGGTCCTTGCGCTGATCATTCGTGCAGGCAGGGCTGCGGCCTCTGTCATGTCTTGCGAGGGATCCCGCCAAACTTTGGCGAGTGACAAAGGGCCGACGGTCTTGTTGTCGAGGTGATAACTGATCGTTCCCGGCTCGTCGGGATCGTAGGTGACACCCTTAGAATAGACGTTAGAGACGCCTGGAGTTCCAGGTTCAAGCTCGACGCCAGCAGTGACACAAGCCGCGAAGAAGCGCGGACATTGCGTTGGGATGATATTAACTCCCGCCCCTTTTAGTTCGCTCATCCTCAGTTGATATCAGGATGCTTGGTAAAGTTCACCGTGGCCGTGGCCAGAGCGCCTCGCGATTGACTGATCTCGATGTCATCCATGTAAAAGCCGCCCGTGGTGATGCCGTAGCCAGACACGGAATTTGCGATGACTTCGGCGGTTCCGAAAGCGACTTCAAGCACGCCGTTAAGAGCGGCAGTATTGACCTCACCGGTAATGGTGCAGGTCGTTGCAGTCAGGAAGTTGTAGACGAAACCCGTGGGCGATCCGCCTTTGTCTTCGATGAAAATCTTTTCATTCGTCCAGCCTTGGCGGAAGTCCGAAATGTTGATCGCGGTTTCGGCGCTAGCTACGCCTTTTACGAAGTTGGTTGCAGATACAAAAGTGGGAGTTGGCATGGCTCAGATGGGTTGGATTGTGGCGACAAGAGAATAGGTGATGATGCGGTCGTTTTCGTTCTCGACCGTGCGAGGTGCGCCGATCATTTCGACGGCTTGGCCTCGCGGCATGGAAAAGGATTTAGCAGAGTAGGCGGAAACCGTCTGCTTGGCAGAGTCGGCATTGCCGATCATTTCGCGCATCAGTTCGCGCTGTTGTGCATCTAGGTTGCGCGTCTCGATGTCGATGGAAATGGGGAACATGTTCGTTCCGATTGGCTCCTCTGCTCCGGTCTCGGCTTTGATGCCGATGGACGTTCCAACACGCTCCTCGGGCTTGCTGGATGTGGCGATGACAATACCAGGGAAGGCATCACGGAAAACCCGCGCGATGCTATCCTCGACTCGCTCTGCGAGGTCTGGGGTGGTGTCAATCATTTGTCAGATCAATGGAAAGGATTCGTTCGCCCTCTGGCTTGATTGCCGTGATGCGATATTTTTGCCCTTGGTAAAAAACGGGCGCTTGTTTGCGCGGCGTCGTGCCTCTGTTTAAGATCGTAGCGGTGAGCGTGCTTTCGCGGTTGTCGATTCCGAATTCACTGGCCTCAAAGGAGGTGTCGCCTTGTTCGATAATTGCCCTCATCTTGACGCCGTCGATTTCAATCATCTTGCCTTCAAATGCGATCAGATCGGCAAGAGCAGCTTGATGATCGAGGGTCGCATAGCTCATTTTAGGATGGCTTTGACTTTGGCGGTTAGGGCGGCGTCCAGACCTTCGGCAACGAATGCCGTGAGGTTTTTCCGCTCGTCCTCAATGACCGTCTCTTGGTCCTGCGTTCCGCTGAGCATTTCAACAATGTCAACGATGCGCTGGATGCGATTAACCCGATCCGCAGTCGCACCAGGGGAGGGAAGAGGCGGAACCTCCCCCGGTGCGTCATCGGCTTTCGCTTCTGAATTTACTGCGGGCATGGGGCGGGATTGTTAGCAAACAATCGAGTAGGTGAAGCTGGTCGCGATGTTGGAACCACCACCAGTTTCGACGGCCTGATTGACGGCGACATACTCACCGACATTTTGGCCAAGCTCGAAATCGACGTAGCCAGCGGCGAAACCGGTATCTCCGGTGATGACGTAGGTGGCAGTCGGATCGGTTTCAGCTGCCAGAGCGCCAGTCGCACCACTCTTGAGCGTGAGCGTCAGGAGCTTGGTGGCCACGAGGACGGTGTTGGCAGGCCACGAGGCGCGGAGCTTCATGCCTTCGCGATGCGGTCCAGCGGGGCCGACGTAGATTTCGTCGGTATCGTTGTTCGCATCGGCGGCGGGGAGGGCTTTAGTGACGGTCAAGAGAGCGTCAACCTTGTTTCGGCGATTCACTTTTTGTGACATGGTCGTAGGTAGTTGGGGTTGTCAGTTCAGTTTGAATCAGACCGTCTCAGCGTTGGAGAGGTTGATGGTTTGATAAATCGGAACACCCTGATACTCTTCCGGCATCGGAGCAGGAGCGCCGATGGGCGAGTAGGTGGTGCGGCTGACTTGGAGCTGCTCAATCGAGCGAGGCGTTGCGAAGATCGCGTTGGGATTCATACCCAGTTCGCGAGCTTGGCGGAATGCCTTCGCAAGGAGAAGATCGGTGAGACCCTTGCCGGAATCCGTGCCGATGTTCTTGATGCGGATGGCCGAGTTTTTGTTCGCGAGGCGAGGAGCAACGCGACCCGAGATCCAGTTCTGGAGAACGCGGAGGCTGTTGCCACTTGCATCGTCAGCGGTTTCTTCGGTCCAATCTTCGCCGAAGAGAAGAGTGTTGTCGTTGCCGTAGAGGTGATCGCAGGAGCCTTGGCCGAGTTCCATGATCCAGACCGAAGTCTTGGCGGTGGAGCCGGTAGCATCGACAACGTGAGTCGCGGCGCTGTTGGACTGAGCGAGGAAGCCGGGGCTGGCCTTGGTGTCGGCAGACGCTTGAGTCGTGCCAGCATACCACTGCTGAAATGCGATGTGGCTAAGGACAGCCTTAGTGACGCTGCGAGCTTCGGCGGTCAACACGCGAGCGGGATCCTTGCTGGCATTAAGAACGCCTTGGATGTCCACGTTGATAAACTGCTCGATGATCGAGGTTTGGAAGATGCGCGAGGCGAAAGTTCCCTTCTTCGCGCTCGTTCCTTCGTTCGCATTCCGGTATCCGACGGAGGGATTGCCAGTTTCGATAGAGAGCGTCACGGTGTCGCCGGAAATGGTATCGACCGGGAAGACTGCGATTTCGGGATAAAGCGAGACGACTTCTTCCACGATGGGAGCGCCGATGCCTTCGTCAATGGCGAGCTTGTCCACAAGCGTCACCGATCCGGTCATGGAGCGATGGAAGGGAGTTTGGGCGCCACCGATGTAGTTGCGCGAGAACTCGCGAGACTCAGCGTAGGAAGGGATGACGATGTTCTGGCCGCGTTGACCGAGAGCGCGCTTTGCGTTTTCGGCCCAGGTGGTTTGAAGGTATTGGCGGCTGCCCTTCTTGATAGGCTCGCTGATGACTTCCACGCGACCTGCGGAATAGGCGGGGTTTTCGGTTTTCATAGAATCGAGGAGTTGGCGCTTGTAGTCGTCAATCGAGAGGCCGCTTTCGATGGCCTTGGTGATTTCAGCCTGGTTGCGGCGGAATCCATTACCGCATTCGGTAATTTCGGCAGCACGCTTGCGATCTTCGGCGATTGCGCGAGCCGCTTCTTCCTTCGCGAGTTGGGCGACTTGAAGCTTGTTCAGTTCCCGTTCCACCTCAGCGGCGGCGCGGACTTCGTTTTTGGTTTCCGCCGGAGCGATCGCAGCGGGAGCCGTTGCGTTGTCGGCGCGTTCTTGGGTGTCTTGGTCTTGGTTTTCCATGGTGATGGAGGTTGAGAGTTCAGCGGCGCGTTGGCCAAAAATTGATGCGGCATCGCGGACACCGGCATTGTCGTCTGCCGGAATGGAGACAAGGGAAACCTCGAAAGGCTCCCAATCCATGACGCGGTAGGTTTCTTTGCCGGTCATTTTGTCCCGCTTTTCCATGACGAGGGCATGGACGCGATAGCCAACGGAGATTTTGGAGCGGATCCCGTCCTTAACGTCCTGGAAGATTTCCTCGCCCTTTGCCGAGCGGGAAAAGCGGACAGTCGCGGCTCCGGTCTTGCCGTTGATGCGTGCGGACTCGATGACTCCGACTTGCTCGCGAGGATCGTGATCGAGCAGCAAGGGCGCGGAATTGTTTAGGCGCTTGAGTCGAACGGACTTTGCGCCGTGGTCCAGAATTTCGACGCCCCAGGAGCGCTCGACTTCATCGGTTTCGGTCGAGAAGATGACGTCGACAGTGCGCTCGTCCTCGTCGAGCGAGGAGCGTGACAGGTCGAAGGAACGGACCTGCGGCGCGAATTGTTTGGAAGTGCCTTTCGACATTGCGAGAGACACCACAAAACGAAAACGAAACGCAAGAGGATTTTTTCGGGAATGTCTAGATCAGTAAACTGATGCCGAAAACGGTAACAGATGAGGGAGGCTCGCCTAGACGGTCGAGCAGGTCGCAAATGGGCCGCATTTTGGGCTAGTCTCAACAGAGGGTCGGTCTGGTGTCCCTTTTAGGGGTTGTTGCGACTAGGAAAAGGGGTCGCGCCGACCCTGTTAGGAGATATAGCGCCAGAGGGACCCGTAAAATCAACGACTTATGCATGGCGCGATCCTTTGGCACGGGCATGAAGGCGCTATTGCTTGACTGCCAATCTCATTAGCTAATCTCAATAACGATGCGCGATCACCCGCCTCACTGCATCAATCAGCTCAAGCGGATCCACCATGCCCCATGCGTTACTCGTCCTCCCAATCTCCATCTCAACACGGCGCACAAGCGTCACGCCGTCATCCTCGACAGGCCGCGCCTCAATCTCGATCTCGGGTTCATCCGTCGCAGCTTCCGCCTCGATGCTCTGCTCTTGCCTGACCTTGGCAGGTCGTCCTCGTTTCTTTGTTTGGTTCATATGTTGGTTGGTTAAGCTGCCATCATCAGCAGCGTTAGAATGATCGCGCCGATGACCAGCAACATGGCGCATCCAGTGCAGCCGCAGCATCCAGCTAAGTGCCGTGGCGCGTCTGGCGAATGGTTTAGGGCATAGCTAGCGCCTCGGCTTTTAAAGTGTCCCTTCCCGGTCGCACGATGTCCACGCCCGTTGTGACGAGCGGGATTTCGCCTAGACGAGGAGCCGTCAACCTCGTTGGCTATCGTGCGTGACGGCAGGTGGCTAATCCTACGCCTTTGCCCTTTGGGGTTGTTAATCATGCTCATTGCCTTTCCTTTTGTCAAACGCCACCCAGTATCCTCTGCGGCCATCCATGATGAGCTGCAGCCTGATGTGCGACTTCTCGACCGATAGCTGAAACTGCAACTGCCGCAGGAACTGATGCACCTGGCTACCGGTTGCCATGTCGAGCAGGCTCATGAGTTCCTCGGCTACCAGCCTGCCCCGGCCCATAGCAAACCGCAGGAAGGCCACGCGTCGGGCATTCCGAACATGACACCGACGCCCGTGAACGTGGACCTCCCCGCCGTTGATCGGCAGCATCACCGGACCTTGCCACCCGTCTAGGATCGCATCGTCCAGATCGGTGTGGAAGGTCTTGTCGGTCATGCTTGGGATTCGCAAACAAGTTTTTGTGGCTAACGCGTGTTCTGCTAAAGGCGGGAATTTCTTTCCGAGATGATCGCCAGATCGACGATGCCCTCAAGGTGTCTGGATTGGCTGGAGTTTCCGAGCTTTTCAATCGCCGCCTCCGCAATCCACTTGATCGCGACGTTTGCTTTCCCGACTACATCAATGTCTGGAGCCTCGACGACGAGTTCGGCGAATTTTCGCCAGTCTTTTGAAATTACCGCGCCGGAGATTCTGGCGATCATGTCGGCGTCGTCCTCGTTGATTTCGCCTGGAAGGAAAGAATTAGGGGTATCGAGAAACGCAAGAACATCGACGGCGCTTCCACCCTTTCCAATGATTCGGCGAATGGTCCCGAGATCCTGCTTTAAAAGCTCGACTTGGATGCTCTGTAAAACAGCGTCATTCTCAGCCTTTATTCTCCTGACTCGCTCAAGTCCTAGCTCTTTTTTCAGTTCTTCTTCAGTCATAATTCAACAGGGTTTGGTCTTTCGTGTAACAGGGTTCAATCTGAAATTCGGGCCGCAGAACCATGCACGGATGGCAAGGCGATTTCATCGCCTGCCATCGTTGCGGTGTTCGCAGAAAGAAATTCTCGGACCCGCACAGCCAAGGGATGACAGCACGATTCCCCAAAATAAACAGCGAGGTCCTGGAGCAGGGGGATTGCATCCCTGAGCCTGTCCCGTTCGAGTTCCATCTTTTCGACTTCATTCTTTTGTCGGATCACGAACCGATACCAACACTCGTTGGCTCCGCGAGTGATGGCGCGATGGGCGTCCGGGGTCGCTCGCTTCTGCGAACAAATCGCGGCAGCGGCAACCCCGCCCTCTACTTTGTCGTTTCTGTTTTCCATCTCAGTCATTCGGGCTGGGTTGCCTGCGCTTTAGTGTTTGCGGAGAGATCAATAATCTGATTCTCGCCCGGGTGATTTGTCTCAAAGGCAGTTGGATTCCGCTCCATGCACTCGATCATTTGCCACGCCTCAAACCG